GTGATAGTGGTCTTAATTAGTTGCAGATCAGTAGTGCGATCAGCAAGTGAGTTACCAAAGAACTTGTGTGGAATTGGGATTGGGCAGATTGAGTGGAAAGGAACATAGTCCACTTCCTCAACTGCTTCCTTGCCATCCTCATCTTGAAGAATCTCGTTTGAAGCGTAGAAAACCTGAGTCAGAGTAGCAACACCTTTGCCATTCATATCAGTTTTGACATAGCACTCAAAGACCTCAATCTCTTGCATTGATGGGTCATCAGTCTGGACTTGGTAAGGTTGCTCACCTGCTGAATAACGAGCCACACGCTCTGGTGTGTAAGCCAAAGCATCGTCCATTTGCAAGGATTCAACTTGCTTTTTGTTAAAACCCATAGCAATCAGATCACTACGAGTCAACATTTGACGATGAGCAACGAATGGGCTGTCAGCAATAGTACGAGCCTTTTTGCTAATCAAGAACTCCTCTGGAGGAACATTCTCAATCGTAACTTTGCCTGACTTCTTACGCTTTTGGACTACGACATTGTGCGTAGAACCCATGACTGGCATACCAGTTGGGTCAAATACTGGCTGACCCATTGGGTCATAGATTGGGAATTCTGTCGTATCTTGCTCAACAATTTCCATTGTCTCATCACTCATCAGCATAGCCAATTCGTCATCAGACAGATCAAAGTAACGCTCTTTTGTTAGGTCTTCTTTGTCTTCCCAATAAGCCTTAACAATGCCATTCTTCTGCATCAAGGCATCTTTGAACCAGTCATGCAGAATAGCTACACCTGCATTGTCCTTGGTAAAAACCCAATTACAGTAATCGGTGGCTTGTTTTGCAGACGCTTCATCGGAAGGGCCTTGTGGCTCAAAGACTACGATATTGTCTGAGCCTGTGAAGATACGAACTAAGCTAGGAAGTGCGCCATCAATGGCTTCTGCTACTTCTCCAGTAACGATCTGGCTCTTGCCTTCTGTTTCATTTCCTAATGGTTGACGCAGATAATATTGAAGCGCAACTTTACGCTGCTCTACTGTCTCACTCTCAATAAATCCGATCGCGTCGTCCACCTCTGCTTGGATGATTGACTTCAAGTCAATATTGTTCATAGCCATACCTTATTGAATAGTTGCACTAGCTTGCATAGAGTCTAGTTTCTTCAATGCAAGGTACTTTTTACGAGATTCTGACATTTTACGCTTAGTTTCCTCTGAAGCCTTATGTCCTTTGTGCGCTTCAGACAAGTTCTTTTTAGCTTGTTCAGAAAACTTTATGCCAGTTCTAGCAATTCTACTTTTTTCCACAGCTTCTGGCGACATTTTTTTACCAGTATTGCTTTGTGAAATTTTGGCAGTTACAGCAGGGTCTTGCTTTCTGCCAGATAGTGATTTGCTTATTTTTTCTTTTGTTTCATCAGAAACAGTCTTCCCATAACGATAATGATTTTCTCCACGAGAAGTACGTTTATCAATAGTTTCCTGACTTTGTTTTTTGCCTTTTTGCGCTTCACTCATGCGCTTTCTAGTCTCAGTAGAAAACTCTTTGTTGTACTCACCACCAGCCGTTAGGTTATAGCCGTTTTTAAAAGTATCAAATACAACAATCCAATGCCGTTCTCTAGTTTCTAAAGAATCAGCATCACATTGCTCAATAATCTGCCATGAAAAAGCATCAATGCCATATTTTTGCATTGCAGCATAGATAGCACTACGCCTGTTCTTAGTGTTTACCCAAGATTTATGCTGAACCCATCTACGATGAATATTTTTAGATATGCCAATGTAAGACTTACCACTACCTATGTGGGTAATCTTATAAACTCCGCAAATCTTGTTTTGGCTCATTACGCTCCTTTGGCGGTCTTCCCATTCTAGGCTTCTCGGATTTTAACTCCTTGATAGCATTTTCTAACATTTCTATCCGCATTTCAAGTTCTTTTACTTTTGGGGCTAAATTTACCCCTTGTGGCATTAAATACATCAGACAATCCATTTCGGCATTTGGTTAATAGGTTTGCCCCAAGCGTTTGAACGCACTTGAGACACTTGAACGGCATACCTACGCATCATGTAGGCATAGCGTGTGGCATCCAATAAGTCTTCTTTTAACTTATGAATCTTTCCATTTTCATCCCTGTGGTATTGGATAAATTCCTCAAACCAGTCTCTTAATCCTGAGAAAACCTTGAATCTACCAGTAACCATTAGGTCTCGCAATTCCATTAAGCCAACTTCTACGCCATTTCCACCATCAGGCCATGTAGCGTGTTCATTGAGCATATTGAATCCAGCATCAATGTAGTACTGTTTAAGCTGAGTAGTGCTACCTTTCTCAGTCTGTAATCCATCCAAAGGCCAAGCTGTTGGCACATTCTCAGACCAATTCTTTGTTGCTCCCCAAGCCTGAGCAGGAGTCATGCCTCTAGCCTTCCATGCTTTAGACAAGTAAAAAGTATCGGAATCCTTATCCCATAACAATTGAACTTGAGCTTGCGGGTGGTCATAACCAAAGTCACAACCATCAATAACAAAGAAATGCTCTGGTGCTTCAAATGGGTCACAAGAGATAAGTTCTTCGGAAAAATCATAGATTCGGCCATGGCCCAACATTGGAACACCACGAGTACGCATCTCTCTCTGATGAACAGGGAATGACGCCAATAACTCTGTTTTTACCTTTTCGCTTAGGTGAGGAGCATCATCCCATCCCTTTTGCATACAGAATTGTGCGCTTGATGGTGAATCCATAAACTGAATAACCAACTCAGTTCTGCCATTTTCAGGGGTAAATGTAAGGATTCCTCGGCCTCCGTCACCTCTGTCACCAGTAGCTGTACGAACTAAAACCTGTGGGAAAATAGCCCTATCTCTTGGTTCTTCGTCAATGTGAAACCAGTCAACAGCGTCACCCATCAATGCGTGTTGGCCTTGAGAGTAACTCCAAAACTGGATTGTTGATGTGCTTCCAGATTTATGCTTTACAAATACAGACCGCAAAGCATTAGTCGTTCCTGCCATTGATTCTGTGCCAATGATTCTTTCTGTAGGAATTAGACCGCCAGCATATTTATCGCCTTGCTTTTTGCCAACAATAGCCGCTTGCAACAAGTCTCTGGTCTTTTCACCAGAATAACCAAGACACCATATAAGTGGGGCATGGTTAAATTTATGCCCATTCCAGTCGTCAGGATAGTCACCTAGCGCATGAATAGCATCTATGTAAGTCCCAAGGAATGTCTTACCAATACGATTAGCCGCAATCAAGCAGCATTGTGAATATTGAGTAGTAGCACCTATAAATTCTTGTTGCCAACCATAAAGGCTTTCAAAAACATATTTATATCGGTACTCGTACTGCCTGCGCTTCTTTTCCTCAAGAAGCAATAGAAGTTCTAATTTATCTTCCATTTATTGCAAGCATTGCAGAATTGATTTTTGCATCTAACTCGTCCTCAGACAAATTAGTAATCTCAAGCGCACCACCATCTTTGCCTGTAACTTCAGTACGAGCTAACTTAGGCGTTGCGTATTCAGCTAACTTTGCAATCATGTCTAAGGCTTTGTAAGGGTCAGGACGAATCTCTCGGTCTGGGTCTCCCTCAGCAACTAATTCTAGCCACCTAGAGACGTTTTGAGAGTTATCCTCTAGCAGACATCTAACAGTCTCTCTAAACTCGTTAGTGACCCGATTAACAGCTCCTTTAGGCTTTCCTCGACCTTTGTTAGTCAAGTTCTCGGATTTTCCCGCCTCTAATTTATTCATTTTGTTTGACTCCTCTAGGGTTGGTCAAGGTTAGTATCTACTCACAATGAGTAGAGTTAGTATATCACTTGCCTTTGTAGCGACCCATCTTCTTTGCAGCAGAACTAATGGCAATGGCGAGGGCTTGCTTTGGATTCTTGACAACCTTGCCACCTTTGCCAGAGTGCAATTCACCCTTGCCAAATTCGTGCATGACAGCACCAACTTTCTTCTGACCAGCTTTTGTCATTTTCATAACTGCACCTGTTGTTTTTTTACCACTTAACTTTTGAGGCCCACCAAGCAGCACTCATTTTGCCTTTGGCAATGTTTTCCGCATGACGAGCCTTGAACGCTTCGTTACGCTTACTGCCATCAGGTGAGCCTTTTACGCCTTGTTGACCAAAGCGGATTAGCTTCACATCCTCACCACTCTTTGCCAAAACAG